CTGTACTACCAGTAATATTAATTGTTCTATCTTTATCAATGTTTATGATTTGGTCTTTACCTACTTTGAGATCACAATTACCATTGACTACTACTTTTCTATCAGCCAATACTTCTGTGATTTCATTCTGACTTATTTTAGTTCTCTTATCACCATGAACATTTAAATGGTAATCACCCTCAATTTCTTGAACTAGATTTCCTTTGTAGAGCATACGGCAATCACCATTAACAGTAACATTACAAGTCCCTGTTATACTGACATTTTTATTTCCAAGTGTTATTTCATAACCATTACCAACAACTTTTGTTACCTTAGTACCATCTGGCTGTATCTCTTCAAATGTTCCAGACGTATGATATCTATGCATACGTTCTGCATTAGGTGTATCATCCCATTCCTCTACATGACCTGACTCACTCATCCTTACATGATTATGTGGATATACAGATGTTAACCCAGGCTCTCCACTTCCAGCTGGGTATTCCATGATAATATCTAAATATTCTGTATCACTATCCTTAACCCCACCATATCTGGGATTTGGTTCATTCCATCTATGAAAATGTAAAGTTTTCTCTGTATCTTTTGCAGCTCCAGTATATTTTGTAGAATCAATATCAGGGTTTGTTATTCCATCATCACCACCGCCTTGGTCTTCACTACCAGCCGGATATAAATGTTTATCATTTGTATTTGGTGATGTAGTTCTAATATTACCAGCATCCGCTATCGGTACTGATTTTGTTCTTGATTTTCTTTTATGGTCAAGTGATGGTGAATCTTCAGCACTAGCAACTAATAAATCTCCTTTTAATGGAACTGGATTTGCACCGCCACCTCTAGCTAATCTATTTGTATCTGGTTCTTCAATATGACTTGATAATGGGTAAGTACCAAAAGGATCATTGAAACCTACTCTTGGGTCTGATTCCTTTTGAGGTATACCACCAAAGGTTGACATCATTACAGGTTCTTGTGCGTTCTTACCATCACGGAAAAAACCAAATACCCATGTTCCTTCTACTGGGCCCAATGGTGTAGTACCAATACCATTCATAGCTGCAGATGTTATTGGTTGACTTGGAGTTGCCCAAGGCAAATGCTCTGTAGGTATACCAATACCATCCTGTTTATTATCAGTATGATAACCAAGAATACGCACACGACATCTACCCAACTTCAATGGGTCTAATCTATCTTCAACAACACCCTGCCACCAAACAAAATCACCAAACATAATTAATCTTCCTTTCTCGATTCCCGATATGCTATTTGTTCTTCCATACCATCCTTAGATAATTCTATATTCATTAAATATGAAATTTTAGGATCATTAACATTACCAGCAGAAATAATATGTTGGATTGCATTAATCATATAATTACCAGTAAGAAATTTATCATTCTCAGTATCAGCTTTTTTATCACCCTCTGATGTTTCTGGTGATGGTAATATAAGTTTAACTACTTGTCCAACTCTTAAAGAAGATACACCTTTTACTTGGATAACAATACCTACAGCATCATGGATACCCATATGATTTTTTCTTCTAGCTCTCCATTCTTCAACATAATTATCATATTCATCATTAGCATTTTGAGAATACATATTATCATGTTTGGGATAAAAATCTACATCACCATCATGCTGGCCAGACATTCTTTTTGAATCATTTGGATAATCAACTAAACCAGGCGGTGCATGAGATGTTCTTACAACCGAAGCTGATTTGGTATCTATATCTGAATCACTAAGAGGAGGATATTTACCAAGATGATTTATTTCTTCCCATTGTGCATATCCATCATAATCATGCTCTTCTATAGTCTTCGTTACAATATCATGTGTTATTAATTTAGAACTATAAACCCCATCAACAACAATCTGCCTTCTATCAAATTGTTTCATAAAACTAAAACTTTCTATCTTTACTACACCTTCGGCTAGAGATTCGACACCCGATGGATCGTCAACTCTAGGTCTATATATAAATGTCATAAGAGGTTCTTGATTTTCAAGTAAATAATTTAAACTACAAAAATAAGAACGACTTACAGTTTCAAAAAATACATAATTAACACCAAATCCACTATCTTGTTCTGTACGTTTTGATAACCATCTTATAGCATCTAGTGGACTTAAATTTGGTATAATAAATCTTTCCTCTCTATTTGTTGGTTCAACAAATAGTCCTCGCAACCCATTATCTTTTTCAGATTGTGTTCTATCATCCAAGTAAGTTAAATATATATCAGATACCATTTCTCCAATAGTTTTATTAAAATATGATTTAGAAACCTTAGAATGTAAACTACTCATATAATGCTCTGATATCAATAATAACGTAAACACTTGAGTTTTTGGTTTAGTATAAATCCTATTATTCATATTAATAACATGAAATGGGGGTGGCTTTATACTTATCTCTTGTTCAGCAATAGCACTACCCTCTTCAAACCCAGTAAGTTTTATATCTATATTAACAGTTTCTTGCCCAACTAACGCTAAATGATATGGAAGATTTACAGAATCAGATAAAGTAATATCAGCTGTTAATGATTGACGATATAGATTTTCATAAATATTAAGTGATACAAAATGTGGCTTAAGATCATAATCACCAGTAGCAGAATGAATTGCTAATTTAGATATGGAAATATCAGATGTATTTGTTTGTTTCATAATATTATCTTGACATAATTGATTTAAACTCTTGTATTATTTGTTGTACATATTCTTCGCGAATAATATTAACAGTTCTTTTTGAATCATTCAACTCTTCTTCATACAAAAAGTTTGTTATGATTTTAGGATATTGTGAATCTGGATTATAGTCTTCTGGAAGGTCAACTATATATCCCATCTCATCTTCATAATGATGAATACCATTTCTATTATTAGGGTATTTTTTATCAATAAACTTTTGTAAATCATAATATGTTAATGGCCAATCATAATATGGATTGGTCATATAATTTGCATATAGAATAATCCAATGTAGCGTTGAATCACCATATATCATATGTGCGAGTGTTTCTGGTTTATCTCCATCAGTAATAAAATATTGTTCAAAGAATGAAGCATTAATAACATTCATCTTTTTTCTTACTCTTTGAAGTACATTTGTTATTGATTGTATTCTTGGATTTTTTATATCACCTCTCACATCATATGATATGCTAGGAAAATAATTAAAGTATGCCATTAGAATGATCCTTTATCGTTTTTAAATCTACCAACAGTAGTGTTACCTAAGACATCATTTTGAGTAATCAATTCTGTTTCTTCAAAATCCATTTGTAATGAAATTTCAACTGGAGCTCCTCCTGCAAAAGCTCTCCATTCTTTTCCAGCAAAATTTGTTGTTACATTAGAACAAACACAATATTTTAATTCTGGTACATGAGGATTAGTTATCATATTCCCGTTTTGATCTCTAGTTAAAAATTCTATATAAAACTCATGCGGATAATTAAAGATTCCACCGCCTGAACGAAATGATGGTTTTGAATACGCTCTAATATCTGTAATTATACTCCTTAAATCTTTTATTTCAGTTTGATTTTTAGGATTAAATGTATAGGAAAAGGAAAATTTACGAAATTCTATTCCTTCAAATGTTTGTTCTTTGAATGGATTAGCTTTTATTCCTACAGCAGATTCAAGTGATTTCTGTAGATTATCACTTGCTAAATAACCACCAATTGCTCCAGCTGCCCCACTTCCGAATATTGCACCAATAACTCCGCCTGCTGCAGTACCTGCGCCAAGAGCTGCTTTACTCAATACAGTTGCAGCAGCTGCTGCATCCATATCACCTTTCATAAATGCACCTATAGAACCCAATTCAGATGCTTGCCATGATACGCCTTCAGCATGAGATAATTCTTTTGGCATAGGTAAATAAATTTCTCTAATTAATTTTGTATTTTGTCCTTGTCTTGCTTTCACCCCTTTGACAAAAACACCACCAACTGCTTCAAGACCACCTTTTACAGCTTCTCCTAATTTTGGTTTATTTTTATTTTTAGCTGCAGCATCCTCTCCCTTTTCCTTTGCCGGTTTATTACCACTATCTATAAATGCCTGAGCGTGTTCCGTAGCAACCTTCTGAACTTCTGTTAAAGAAACACCCTCTCTTTCGTAGATAGAAATTTTCATTTGTTCTGGATAAAAACGACCGCCTGCTAAATCACTTGGATAAGATAAACCTCCTTTAGTAGCTTTTGCAGCTGCAACTTTTTTTTCAACCGAATTCTGTGATTTATTATCCCCAAGGTCTTCGTTTTCAGTTGACCAATGGGATGCCATATCTGTGAACCTTTCTGCCATTACATTCTCCCTATAGATTTTAACATTGATTCTCTGAATATGATGTTACTCTTTACCATTTTTCCAGCACTTGTTTTAAATTGTTCCATGTTCATAGGTATTGACTCTTTCCATTTGTTTGGAGGTATTCTTAAAATTTCCGATCTTACGCGTTTAAGTCTATACCTATGAAATGATATTTTAGCTAAACGCTGTTTTTTCGATACCAATATTATTTTTCTATATGCCTTCACCAATAATCTTGTATCCGAGGTTAATTGGTTTTCACTTAGAAATGGGGTTAATGAATTAAAAATTTTCATTCGTAATTGGTTATCAAAATAATGAAAATTAATTCCTTCTATTAATGTACCTATTCTTTTAGTAACAAAAATAAGTGGATAAACGTCATATACTATATTTGAAGTTTTGGCTTTATATTTAAAATAATACATATTACCTGATATCAATTTTGATGACAGGTATCCTTCAATTCCCCGAATGTTAACTAATTTATCCATATCTCTTATTTATAATAGATTTACCTGATTCCTAGCTCTTTTTCTGTTAAAACTATAAATTCCCAATCCCTCTTTTCTGCATACTTCTTAGCAGCTTTCCACTTACATTGATTCCTTACATAAGCCTTCAATGCATTTCTGTACTTATTGGTGATTCTCTTAGGCTTCTTTGGGGGTATACATTGACTATGGGGTTTAATCTCAATAATATACTTCTTTATCTGTCCTGATTTGGATACCACTTTCACATAAAAATCCACAAAATACCGCCTAGTTTTCTTCTCAACTGGATTATAGTAAGGAATGACTATATTCTCTGAGCCCCACTCCAGTACATTTGGACGAGCATCCAAATACTTCATGTATCTCAATTCCCAGCTAGAGCGATAGTGACACTCATGGAGATTACCTACATATTTCTCCTTATTTTTGACATTATATTTTCCAACTCTAGGGTAATTTTTCATATATCTCTTATAAATACAGTATAGACAAGTATTTATAACAGGAGCAGAAAATGGCTGGTCAATCTTTAGATGATTTTGCAAAAAATATGAAATCGTTCGCTCGCCCGAACTTATTTGAGGTAGAGATTACACCTATAGGCGAAGGAAATAATGTATTGATAAAAAGATTAATGTTTAATTGTCATACGTGCTCGTTGCCGGGAACAACAATCTTAACAACAGAAAAAGATATGCCACAGGCTGGTTACAATTCAATTGCATATCAAAAAACTTATGAAGATGTTGAAATGCAATTTTATGTCCATGAAGATATGAAAGAAATTGAGATTTTTCAAAACTGGATGAAGAGGATGATTAATCCAGCAACAAATCAGGTTGGACTTTTTGAACACTATGTATCACCAGCAATACGGATCAGGAATTTAGACAGACAGCAAAATACAATAGCTATAACTACATTATACGAAGCCTTTCCAAAAACATTAGCAGCTATTCCATTAGCATATGGAACAAATGATGAAGTTATGTCTGTTAGTATAACATTTACTTATAGATATTATGAACAACAATTTGGTCTAGGTGTTGAAGTTAAAGAACAAGGCGATACAACTGAAACAAGTTCTGAGGATATACCTGATCCACTATCATCAATAAATACATTAAAAGATAAAACAGGTAATTTAGTTAAAAAGAATGCAGTAGGACTTTTTGTACCAAATGAACATAGGATACCGATACCAGATAGATTTAAATAATTAATAACAATATCATTTTATATTAAGGAGTCGATGAAATGGGATTACCAAAAATTGCAGTACCAGAGTATAGTTTAAAATTACCATCATCAGGTAAAGAAATAAAATACAGACCTTTTTTAGTGAAAGAAGAAAAACTTCTTTTATTAGCTATGGAAAGTGAAGATGAACAACAGATAATAACAGCGACGAGAAATGTTTTACAAAACTGTATATTTGATAAGCTTGATGTAGATGAAATGCCTATATTTGATATTGAATATATATTTCTATGGTTAAGGGGTAAAGCTAAAGGTGAAAAATTAGAATTAAAATATTCTTGTCCAAAGTGTGAATCATCTTTACCAGTTGATTTAAATTTAGAAGACATTAAGATATCTTATCCAGAAGGACATGATTCAAAGGTACAATTAACTGATGATGTAGGAATTGTATTAAAATACCCAAACATGACAATGCAAGCAAAAATTGAAAAGGTAGGCAGTGAAAATCAAGTTGAAACATTATTTACATCTATTCAATTATGTATAGATTATATCTATGATAATGAAACAATGTATTCTAATAAAGATCATACCGAAGCTGAACTAAGAGAATTTATAGAAGCTCTAACAGATGTTCAATTTAAGAAGTTATCAGAATTCTTTGAAACAATGCCAAAGTTACAACATAAAATTAATTTAGTATGTAACAACAGCATCAAAGATGGAAAAAAGAAAAAAACTAATTGCAATTATGAAGAAGAGATCACATTGGAGGGTCTATCGTCTTTTTTCGATTAGTCCTCTGTGATGAATCATTAGCTAATATGATGAATACAAACTTCACCATGATGCAACATCATAATTACTCTTTGTCTGATTTAGAAAATATGATTCCGTGGGAACGGAGTATATATGTTGCATTATTAGCCAATCACATGGCAGAGGAAAAAGCAAGACTTGAACAACAACGACAATAATAATTAATAAACAACGAAGGTAAAAAAGATGCCAGGCCCTAAAGACGATCTAAACAAAACCCTTGAGCAAGTAACAAAAGAAGTTGCTAAACAAAGCAAGCATTTGATTGAGTCTCGTAAAGCAACACTTGAAGCAAAGGGGTATACTGCTGAACAGATTGAAAAACATAATATAAGAATGATTGACCGCATGGCAAAAGATAGAAAGGTTCATGCAGAAAAAGCAAGACGGGAAGATTGGGAACAAAGAGAAAAGGCTCTTGAAAAAGAACTTTTAGCGATGAAAGGGATGAATGAGACTGAAGCAAAAGCTCGTGCTCAGCAAGTAATTAAATCAGAAAAGGCAGCTGATGATAAGAAACAGGAACGTGAAAAAACTTTCTTTGGGCGATTACATAATACTGTAGCTAAGAAATTTGATAAGGGTAAAGGTAGTGAAGAACGGATAGAAGCTCTTAGACAACAAAAAGGATTCTTTGCAAAACTCAAAGGTATTTTTTCAAGTAAAAAAGATGGTGATAAAGATGGTGGTGGTTTTATGGGTGGTATGATGAAGACAGTTAAAAAGGTTTTCAATCTAATCAAGGGAAAGTTTTTATTGATCGGTGCATTGGTTGTTGGTTTGATATCTCAGATGAATATGGAGCAACTCAAGGCAACATGGGAAAGTTTAAAGACAGCATTTACTGCAATATGGAAATTTCTTAAGCCTATCGTTACAACAATAGGAGAATGGATTTCTAATACAGCAATTCCAGCTCTTGTAGATTATTTTATTCAAACCTTTAAAAATATTGGAGAATTATTTTCAAAATTAACTGCAAGATTTAAAGGTTTTACTGAAATGTCATGGGTAGATAGAATGTGGGCTATACTTGGTGCCTTTAAAGATATAGGTAGTTTCCTCGCTGATTCGATAGGTAATTTTGCAGTTACCGTAGAAAAAATGTTTGGCGGAGATGGTACATGGATAACTGGTATATGGAAAAGTATTACTGGTTTCTTTAATGGTATATGGAATTGGATTAAATTATTATTTACTGACCCCGTAAAAGTTTTAGACGAAATGATAATGGGTACTGCATCAATGTTAACAGATTTTGCGGGTTGGTTGCATAGAACTATGCTTGTTCCTTTAATTGATTGGTTTAAATCATTATTTGATTTTAGTTCTATATCAGGAGTATTAGCAACTCTGATAAATCTGAACACATTACTTCCCAATCTATTTAAAGATTTCTTAATTGACCCTGCTGTTAAATGGATCGGTGATAAGTTTGGTTTTGATACAAGTTCATTTACTGAGTTTAGTATCGGCGAATTAGTAATGAGAGGTGTTAATAAGGCGGTAGGATGGTTGGAGGAAAAGTTTGATTTTAAAATGCCTGAATTTTCAATGCCTGATTGGGATGTAGTTGGCAAAATAAAAGATTTGGTAAAGGGAATGATTAAGGGAGTTCCTGATATAATTGTGCCCGATAAAATATTAAAATGGGCTAATGCAAAACCAAAAAAGAAAACACCAGTAATACCATCTGATACTCGTCCAGAAAAAGAAAAGAAAAAAGACTTTGGAAGATGGAGTGCGACAGAAGAAGGTAAAGCATACATAAAAAGTTTTAAAGATGATGGGCCTGATGGTAAAGGTAAAACTGGTATAATAGGCTCATCGAAAAGACAAAAACGTGCCCATGCTGCATTTATGGCAGAGCAAAATAAACCAAAAGTAAGTCGTATCCAGAAAGGAATAAATAAAAGACTGAGGCATAAGAAACTTGCAGAACAACATAAAGCAGGTAAATCAGGTGAACTAGCACAAATCCAAGCAGATGAAGGATTTGAAGAAGGTGTCTATGAAGATACTATGGGGATTAAAACTATTGGTTATGGTTTTAATCTTGAACGTGCTGGATCACAAGAAGCATTGGATGCAGCTGGAATTAAAAAGTCTCTTACTGATTTAAAAGGTGGCAATGCAAACCTTACAGAAGAAGAAGCTTCCAGATTAATGCAAGGGGAGATGGGTCACTTCAAAGGTGTTGCTGAAAGATATGTTGGTACTGCAACATGGAAAAAACTTTCGCCAAATAGACAGGGCATCCTCACCAACATGGCATACAACATGGGTGAAGGTACATTAGGTAAATTTGCAAATCTTAGAAAAGCAATTCAAAAAGGTGATTGGAAACAAGCACAAGCAGAAATGAAAGATTCCGCATGGGCTGGTCAAGTAAAAGGAAGAGCTGATAGGTTGGTTGCTCGTATGGGTGGAGATGCAAAGTCGCAAGCACTAGGTACTGCCCAAACTGGTTATACTGCAGCAACAAGTCAAGGCGGTCAACCAATATATGTAACAAAAAATACAATAGACAAAAGTACTAATGTTAATAAGGGTGGTGACACACATCAACATCCTACTGGTGCAACAAGTGATATGGGTTCTGGAAAACAGGGTGATTTGAAAACTGTATAAAAATAAAGGGGGAGTATCACCGAAACGGTTTCACAAGGTATCACGGAGCTCCTGCGGAATGATACCAACATAATACTGGCAAATCACCAATATAACAAACGATACTCCCCCTCTATCAATTACTGCTCAGCTAGTTTCTTAAAATACTCTAAAGTATCCTCAGAAGTTGATTCAGTCGCATCATTTGCAACTGGTTCAGCTGAACTCTCCTCAATAGTTTCATTGTAATCACTACCCGTTCCCGAAGCAGTAACCGTTTTGAAACGTGCTTCCAACTCTTGATAACTCTTGAAGTTCTCTGGAGCTAGAATACCTTGGAGTGAATGCTGTTGTTTCCAAACATCCTCACACTTAGCATCGTCACCATCATACAATGCAGACGGAGAAGCAAACTCTGACTTATCATAATTTGCATAACCTTCTACTTGACGTATTTTGAGTTTGAAGTTAGCACCAGACCAAAAATCAAATGGGTTCAATGGTTCTTCATCTTTAAACTCAGGGTTCATAACACTTTCGATTTTCTCAAAAATCTTCTTACCGTATCGAAACAAAAATACTTTACCTTCATTCTGTGCATTTGTTGAATCTTCAAGTACAAGAATATTTGAGTAGTAACTTAGCTTACGCTTTCGATCTCTCGCAATATTCTTATCAGACTCAATACCAGAATTCCACAAAATAGTATTTGCTTTTGATACAGGGTCATCACTACCACTTGGAGCATCAGACCGTGGTGTAGTCAAAGAGTTCTCAATGTACCATCCGCCTGGCCCTTTGAAACCATGTGACCACATTCGTACCCATGGCACATCTTCATTGGTAGGTGCAGGGAGAAAACGGATAACAGCATAACCATTACCTGTCTTATCACGTTCACACTTCCAGATGCGTTCATCTTCATAAGATGGTTTCTCTGCAAGCTTCTCTACCTGCTTTGTGAGGTTTTGTAGATTGTTCATTCTGTTTGCTTTTAAATCTTTAAAACTAGACATATGTATTACTCCTTATTTCGTTATATTTCTTAGTATCATACTAAACATTCATCACACTCATTACAAAGGTAATTTTGTAACTTGCTTCTTCATCATATTCAAGTCGTTAGCTTCTGCTTCAAGTTTATCCTTTATAGACCTATTTAGAAGTTTTGCGACCATTTCAATCTCACCGTCTATATCATCAGCATACATAATAATAGCTTCCATGTATGAAATCTTCTTATCTCTAACAAGTTCTTCTATGGTAGTATTAACATCTATACTCATTTGAACTCCTTAATCTTATCACAAATACCAAGTTTCTTTGCTTCCTTTGCAGACATCCAAACATCTGTAGCTGGTAACAAAAACTGCCTGATCTTTTTCTCATTCAAACCAGTACACTTTTTGTAATGGTTAATCATCCTTTCAGAAGTTAATTCAAATTCTCTTGATTGAGCCATAAGTTCATGTTCCTTACCCCATGCACCCCAACTCCATTGATGAGACATAATAGAAGTATTAGGAGTCAATAACCTATGACCCTTAGTACCATTAATAAACATCATAAAACCTGCTGATGCGATTTGTCCCAATCCAACTGTATGAACGGGAAACGGACATCCATTCATAACATCTATTACAGCGAACGCAGCATTCAAGTCTCCGCCGGGAGAATTAATTACTATCTGTAAACATTTAGGTCTAGGCCGTTGCCAACTCTTAGTCAACATAAAAGAAATAAGTTCTTTACAAGTTTCTTGACTTACTTCTTCCATGAAAAGGTATACACCTTTTTCTTCTGGAGTTGCGGGGCCCTTCTTTTCTTTTTCAGACATTTGTTCCCCCATTGTTAAGTATTATCTAAAAGGGTCAATGTAAAAAACATGATCCCCAATTTCAGCAACCTTCAACATTTTACGATTCCAGTATGGGTCAACATCATTACGATGATAATGAGTAGCACCACTCAAGAAATCGTTTACCTTCCATCTCTTATCATAGTTTTTAATATGAGCTCCTGGCTGTTGTAGCATTGCAGTTGCAATAACCTTTGAAACTTTCCATGCGATTTTATCTTTAGGTCTATCAGACAAACCATCACAAAACCAAGAGAAATGACATTTATGTTTTACTATTTTCCCATTCTTGTATCTTGCTTGTTTCACTACCTTACAAATAGAGTTTGGAAATCTTCTACTCTTCACTCTGTTTATAGTTACAAGCGCAACCGCAATCTGACCCTTAGTAGTTTGATCTCTAGCTTCAAAATAAATGTTCTTAGCCATACAATTAATTTCTTCATTAGAAACTTTCGTAAATCCACTAAGGATTAGAAGTGAAAATAAAAATATAAATGTTTTCATAATAAAAAAGAGGGATGGTTGCCCATCCCTCTCGGAGAATTAAAGACTAAACACCCCAATGAGAGTTTAGTGCTTTACGACAAGCAAAGACAGCCTTTGCTCCGCCATCAAGATCACAATCCTTGAAAGCAGTTTCGCCAGTTGCAGGTGAAGTGTAAATCTCTACCCAACGAGGCAGTCCAGTTACGTCTGCTTCAGCTTTGGTGATTTTACGAGCATTCTTCATACCTACTTTTGGTTGACCAACAATTGTGTTACGCATAAAATAAATCTCCTAAAAATTAAACATCAAGTTTGTGATGAACCATTCATCACTTTAGTATAACCATTATATCATAATGGTCTTGGTAATACAAGGAAGAAGTTTTCCCTGTTTGGAGCGGGTGGTGAGGCTCGAACTCACGACCTTCACGTTGGCAACGTGATACTCTACCGCTGAGTTACACCCGCTAAATTCTATTTGAAAAAAGCTATCAATGATGGCTTTAATTGATACATAGAGCTATCAACATCAGCATCAATAATATTTCCATTTATATCATATATTTTTAACTGTCTATCTTCACCAAATATATCAGAATAATATAATCTTCTATCTTCTTTTGTTTTACTACCTAATAAAGTATTTTCATTACTTGTTACTAAATTAACTCTAGCACAAGTAATATAAAATTTTACATATTCATCAATTATCCAAGGCTTTTTATTTTTATTTTGTTCTATTAATACTTTTTTACATTTCATTTGTGGTTGTTCAAAATGGTCTGCAGTGTATCCAGACTCTTTTATCACAGCAGAATCAGCTTTGCTGATACTCTTTTTAAATTTCAAAGCATCTTCACTATAACCTACACCATTCCCAAAACCTTCTATTAAACTACCTAGCTCTTTTTTTTCAATTACATCACAAGAAAGTTTTAAACTCTGAACTCTATCATAAAATAATCGTTCAAAAATATATGCAAACTCTGGCTCTAATACACCATCCAAAATATCAGGTTTAATAGCCCTATCATAAAATGTATATGTATGTTTGATAAAACCAGACTGCACCTTACCTACTTTCAATAATAAATTATCGGTTAAATCGTTCAAAATAAATCTCCATGTTATATTAATAAGAGGTAGTTTTTCTGTTGCTAGGAAAACTACCAAACCCCGCTACTTAGTTATTAAGCAGCAATCGCAAGATCGTAATCGTTTGCGTTTGTGATTTGATTGATGTTTTACAAGGCCAACAATCATCCTTGTGCTGTCCTACACATTTCCCTCATCCTGTCGAAACCTAGTCAGCCC